TTATCGATACGATTCGAGTAATTTTTCTTTTGCTGCTAGGTCGGTAATACATAAATTAAGGGCCCTTGTGTTTTCATCGGCACGATTCGACTCACGCCCATAGATTTCAAGTGTGCTTCGTAGTTGTCGAGAAAGTTCACTGGCCTTTGCTCTCTCAGCTCTGCAGGTATCGGCGTCAATGGCACCATCAGTTTTTGTTTCCGTGGCACTGGTTTCGAACTGCACGCTGTCAAAGTGATTAAGAACACGCTTAAGCAAATCGTCTGTGCGCATCGTAGCACGTTCTTTTTGTTCATTGTATATCACCACCCTATTTTGTTGCTCTTCGTCTGCCTGCTTGCGCTGGTCGATGTTAAACGCTAGGTCTTTCTCATCTTCCTGTTGTCCTGCAATCTGTTTCGTCATTTGCTGGTTATCAGAAAAAATGCCGCTAGTCATGAAACCAGCGGCAAGTGAGAGAGCCAGCGCAATTAGTGCAATGGCTACTTTTTTCATTAGCGAACCCCGTTATGCTCTAAACTAAAGTGATTACCATCAGGACGGGTTTTAAATCGCCCTCCCCAGCTACCACCTAACGACTCCCAGTATTCACCAAGCTCTTTGTAATCACTGGTGGCTGTTAAATATTTACCATCTTTAAATAGATTGAAATCAATTGCTAGGCGCAGAAGGTGCAAGCTATTTGAGATACCAGTTCCATTCGCTGCATTTAATTTTGCTTGCGCTTCTGTTCTGAATGCTTCACCGAACGTCAACTGATAGCCTTTATCTTGGGCAAAGATAATTAGCTTAGCCACCATTCCAGTAAATCTATTTTGTTTATCTACCATAGACATTAGGATCACCCCACTTTTTTAATTAACTGCATGACATTGCCGCGCTTAGCAAACAGCGCAGCACAAAGAAATAAATTAGGAATTAAGTTTTGAATACCTGCTTGATAGCTAGGATCAAGATAGGAGTAGACTGGTACTGATGCTGAATACCCTAAAAATGCATAAGCCAGCCAACCACCAAGCTTGCTATACCCTTTGCCATTTCTCACAAAATAAAGGCCACGTAAGAACATAACTAAACAAACAAGCGCATTGGTGATAAGCATTAATTTATCGTACGTCATGGCCGTTACCTCCTTTCGGAATATCAGCTTTCTTGTACAATTTGATACTTAGTTTTACAGAGAGAAGCGAGGCCACGAATGCCCCAAGAGCGTCAAGGCTATCAATGTTATACGCGTCTGGTTTAACACCGATTAACCCGGTCATTGAAACGAAGATAGTAGCGAAAGGACTAAAGAATAATAAGCCAGCGCCAAGGCTGAGAATTGCAAACACTGAACGGATAGCGAAAGAGAATTCTGTTGCTGCTGTAGTGAAGTAAATAGCGCCAAGAATAGCCCCCATTACAACCTCAGGGGGCAATCCTGAAAAGTAACCTAGAAAGGATGCAAGGCTTAGGCCTGTAACCGTTGTGGCATTTTCATTCATGTGTAGCACCATGGTTGAGAAATTACCATGATACTACAGCATAAAACGATAAACAAAAAACCAAATAAGAATTAATCAGTAGCTAACAAAACTAAAACTCACATCAGAACCAAAAGTAATAACACAAGTGTTATAGTTATTGCGTGTAATTGCTTGGGGCGAAGGTGTTACAAAAACAGGATATGCATCGTTGCTAGATTGACGTTCATTGAATCGAACCGTATATCGACCACTTCCCGTTTTCTCGACGGTGCAATTGTATGTATCGTGATTCGTGCCATCACTCCCCACGACAGCCCATGAGTGAGGCGTGAATTTTGCATTCACTCGACTAAAATCAGCATCATTAATTTTGCAATTAATGCGCTCAACATTAATCGGATTGTGTGTTGTGACATTAACCAATCTGTATCCATTGTAATAACTGTTTTGAAACGCAGAATCGTTAATTGTTAATGTGACTATATTTTCAAAAATATTTGATCTGTTATTATCCAATGCTAGTTGCGATGATCTAGCTCGGCTGTCATTCCATACTACAGTTTTATACCCCATCACACGGAATGCCGATGAATCCCCCTGATTAACCAACTCGTTACTTCCAGTTACAAGCGATCCATCCGGTGATGTGTTACGAAATTCAACGACACGACCATTACTGTTAAATCCATAGTTATCTTTAAAAATATGATGTGTAATCGAAGGAAGGTTGTCTATGTTTGCTAAATCATACGTTGAGAAACAAGCGCCACCGTTGGTTCCAACTTTACGCAAAGAAACTTGATTCCCTGTCTGCTTAAGAGTTTCAACTTTAAAGCCAGTAGCAGAAGATGTCGGTTCAATTCCGACGCCAACGCGGTTAAACTGAGTATCCATTACTACTACGTTATCGTCTTGCTCAATGAGTCTAACAGTGATATTGGGTGACATAGGTCGAATAACAATACCGCCTATGCTATCCCCACCGAGTAGGTTATTATTTTTCGCGCGAATGTAATCACATGACTTTGCAACGCGAATTTCAACGCCGCGAAGTTGTGTATTGATATCTAATCCGTTTTGACTAAAGTCAATGTTTTGCCCAGCGATGTTAACGCCACCTTTAATATCGCAGTTATTGATAGTGAGTCCGTCAATGTTCTCGTGACTATCAAGTGCTGCAACGTTATTGCCCAACTTATCATCAACACCAATTCGCATGTTGTATACTTTAATGTTTCTATTTGGCTCCCACCCGCCAGTTGCAAATGAGTGACGACCTCCCATTGCTGAGCCGCCAGAAAAAACAATATTCGTGCAAGAAGCAACATTGCAAGAGTAAGATGTGCGTGAGTCCGTGTCGTAAGTTCTAGCTGCAAATCGGGTTTTCTGATTTCTAACTTCACCATCCACACAATAAGCAACTTCTAAGCAGCGGTCTTTGAAGTAACGGGAGTCAGGACGGTTTATATCAATGTTTTGACATTCCCATACTTCAATGCCTGTTTGATAGTTTTCATCATCGGGTCTGACAATACTTAAATTAGGCAGCGTCACTACAGGCATTTTTATTTTAAACACTTTGGTCTGCGTTGCAGAATAATTGTCAGACAAGTATTGCGTTAATCTGACTTTAGAGCCGTTTACGCTCTCAACCTCTGCAATTTCACCCTTCGTGTATTGACCGCGAGTAGGGAGAAACGCCTCGCTGGACGATATTTTAATCATGTCACCCGGTGATAAAGCCAGTCCCATTACATCAATTTCAATATCATATTTTTTGGCATTAGATATTAACTGAACGCCGCCCTCGCGCTTATTTAAATCCCAATAAAGACTACGGTCACCGTTTGCGGGATAAGGTAACGCAGACACCCAAAGTGCAATGCCTTCTTTAAAAGTGTGATGCACATAAATTCGACCTTTTCCTGTGCATTTAATGTCAATGGCTTCATCGTGAATCGCTTCAATGTAGTCATCAATACACACTTTCGTATCAATATTAATTTGATGGCCTAAAGATAAATGGTGCTTTATAAAGCTACGAAACGCAGCGGTAGTTGGCGTCTGAGAATCCCAGTTAGCTAAATTTGATTTAGATAGAGAGCCATCAAGTGAAGTATCGATAGTCACTGTCTTACCCCCAACGGTCATATCATAATCGCCGATACTGGTTACCTCACCTGAAACTTCACTTGAAGTCTGATATATCAAACTACCAATTCGGACATAACTAGTGGGGGACAGAATTGACCCTATAGATATAACATGGTCTAAACTTATTTGTTCATTACCGCTAATGTTGTTCAACAATGATCGCACCACTGGTCGTAAGCTAGCATCACCAACATCAACCCACAGCCCTAACGGGTTATATTCTGATTTAATTCCACCTGTTTCATTAGGTGTTGAGTTTGGTGGAACAACCTTCTGTAGTGTTCCATCCCATCTGAAATACGCTCGTTTTTCTTCCCAAAACAAAACTTGATAGCGACTAGTTAATGTTGCGCCTTTTTCAAATGAATCAACAGGAGCGTATCCAAGCACCCCTGTTTCAGCAGGATCTAATAATGTGGGAGTTCCAGAATTATCAAACCCAATCTGCTTATTTCTGCGTTCAGAAACTTTAGGTAGCACTGGGATGTCAATATCATCAACACGCAAAGTACGCTTTTCTTTTTTCAGTATCGTGCCGTTAACACCGTTTATTTCATCCTTCAATGTACCTAAATCAACCGCATCACTATATCGCTTAGGCTTACCAAGGTTAGCAATTCGATAGCCTTTGGCGTCGAACCAGTTAGCTAAAATATTTGGGCGCTTTAGGTATAGCGATCCGAGGCTTCCCCAGATGCGCTGTAAAATCATAGTCAGGTAATCAAATGCATCTTCATGCGCTTCTGCAAAGAACTTACTTTGATTGCGGAATGAGGTTTCTTGCTTGATCGGAATGTCGCGCGAAATGCTAATTTTGTGCCCGTTGGCAAGTGGTTTAGTTAAGATTACTTTTCCGCCAGCAGACTTGTTCGCGCCTGTTACTGTGTAGTCAGTGCCTAATCGTAGCGTTACAACATTATCCCCGTCAGCATCTGACGTGATAACACTTAATTGATTCGCCTTAAATATCCTGAACTTATAATCAAAATCGGTTGTTACACCGTTTCCTGTATATTCATTACTGCTGATTTCAGTTGAAACAGTCATGGCTATTCTCCACTCGGTTACGTTTGTGTATGATAGCCATTAAAATTCATTAACGGAATATTGTTTACTTTTAAACATGAAAAGATAAACATAATTGGTATTTTTTCGGTTACTGTAAAAGACTTACACACAAAATAGGTGATTAATATGAAAGATGTAATTAATTTTCCAGCACCAGAAAATTACGCAGAAAAAGTTAATACAGAAACTGGAATAAAGGAGTTGATGAGCAAGTCCAACGTAGAAGAACTACTAAGAAAACTGGATAGTGAAGGATGTGACGTTAGCGCGGCACTCATTGAAATTACAGCAATGATGAATTACATAAATCTGAGTTTGAAGGTTAAAGAGAACATCAAGACGCACATTGAATATATCGCCAATGAGTTAAACAAGTAATCATTTAAGATAAATTAAAGCACCTATGCGGAGGTGCTTTTTAGAGTTAGGCTCTTATTTAGACCGCTCTTTCAATTTTTAATTACACGAATGTTATCTGCAAACTTAATTAAAAACTCCTCTACTTTACTTTCATTGCTTAACTTACTAAATTCAATACTGTTTTTAACTAATGATTTACTAATATCAATAGAATTATTTTTAATCGAATTATAATCATCAAAAAGCATTAAGCTTCGACATTCAAACTCCTTATGTCCCTCACTTGTAACCACTTCATTGATTCCAACTATGAAATTATCTGCGTGGTATAAATGATTCTTAACATCTTTTTTGCTGATTATTTTTACGGACAAATCTCGGTCTTCCATTAATGAAATAAATTTAATCCCTCTACTACCGGAAAGAAGCCCATCTTCCATAGCCAATATGTCATACCTTTCTTTTTTCACCTCATTAATGGATTCTGCTTTCAGTTCACCTTCATCAAAAATTAATCGTACAAACTGATTTAGAGTATCAGTATTCTTGTAATACCCTTTTTGAGATGCTCTATTGTTTGGATTGTAAATTAACCCATTGAAAACTAGACCATTTGTATATCGTAATAATTGACCGTCAGTGGGCTCATGTAAAGTTTCCAATTGGTTATGTCTATATTCATACCCAACCAAGTCATAATTACCATAAATATAATATTTTCTAGCAAGTTCTAACTCATAGCTTGATAACTTACTAAGGATAGATATAAAATTTATCCTATCTTCGTCTTCATAATTGCTATTTGAGATATTAACCACAAGCCTTGAATATATTTTAGCCTTTCCAACCTCGTCATCTTCCATTAACTTTTGAATTAAAAATGCAAAATTATCTGAACTTAGTACAATTTCATCTTCGCTAAGCTCTTCTATTCCCATGTAAAAATTGTATATTTTATCTCGTTTAATTCCTTGGTATATATTTCTAAATTCATCTGCAACAGTATCGTATATGTCTTCTATAACATCACATCCTGTCGCCTTTTTAACTGCTGCTATAACAACTTTAGTTCCTATTCTCTTTAGTAACGCTACTCGCCCTTTACCTTCTTCATCGCTGCTCATAACCATTCCTTTTTATATCCAATTTTTAGCCAACAGTATTAAAAATATTTATTCTGAGATAGACTTTATTCTTTAAGGTAGTTATTAATCATTTCAATAAAATCTTTTTTGTTTTTTTCAGCACCAACATACTCTATATACTTTCTATTAGTTTCATTATAATCAACTATACTACTCAATCTGTGACTACCAGCCATTGATACAACTATTCTTTTCTTCCTCTTGTTTTCGTACATATTATCTCTTGTGTCAAAAAAATTATCGACATCTCCGTCAATATAAACAAAAATATGTGCACCATTTCTATATCTTTCGAAACTATAATTATCACCAATCTTATATGATATATTATTCTCAGTTAAAACATTTTTAATTTCAAAGAGGTGTTTTTTATATTTTTCAATTCGTTCACGCTTCATTAGTTCATCTTTTTTAATACTACTCTCGTAACTAATTTGATTTACTTTAGTATGGAATGCGCTAAAAATAAACACATCCACCGATTCTCTGATATCATAGCTAGCATTAATAGATTCAGGTTTTAACTCATCAGTCGGATAAATCAGCTCTACAAGTGACTCTAATACATTAGTCACAATATTGTATTCATACGGTAGAGTTCTATTTATTTTTGATTCATAAACAAGGCCATTAGCTTTCAAGTTCTCAATAGCTTTTAACTGAAAACCATCACTTGTATCACTTAGATTCGCCAACTGCTCAACAATAAAACCTGAATTATCAATTTCATATTTAGAGTTTATATAATACTTCCTAGCCAATTGAAGTTCGAAACTTGTTAGCTTACTAAGTATAATTATTAATTCAGTCCTTTCATTCTCGTTATATTCACTTGAGGCAACATTAACAATGAATCTGGAATAAAATTTTGTTTTTGTAGCCTCATCATCCTGTAGTAGTTTTCTTACTATTATCCCTAAACTTTCATTAGTTATATATTTTTCTTTATCATCATCTAATTCATAAATACCCATATAAAAATCATATAGTTTCTGCCTGTTTATGGCGTCGTATAACCCTTTGCTATTTTCTATCAATCCTTTAATTATGCCTGCTATAGGTCCAATAATTGGTAAACTTTCAGCAACCTTTACTCCTGACTCTGCAAGCGCATCTTTTATTAGTTTTAGCATAGCCTTATCTTCTTCACTACCACTCATAACTACTCCTTGTTTGCATTTATTATTTTATAATAATAAGCATTACTTATGTAAAACTAAATCCACAAAATGTTTATCTAGTTAAATAAAAATTGCCATAACATAAACAATTTGGTAATTTACATCTTCTGAATTTTGCGCCATAGTGAATATACACCAGCAAAATCTGGTGTCGGGATTGGTCTCCTGTTAACTACGAAGGCGCATACACCGCGCGAGCGGTTTTTTTGTATGCGAAACACAGCTACATCTATTCAATGGTGAGCTGTGCGGAGGCACCTCACGGTGCGCCGGTTCCCTTTGTAGCCGGTAAGACCAACTCCGTACAGTTCACCACCAGCCTGATTGGTCTCAGCAGTGGTGATTAACCAAATTACAAAGGTAATCTCCATGACAAATTTAGATATCTCTATCTCACACGTTTCACATCTTCCATCGATTGTTTATAGCGATCGCCCTGTGGTTACTACCGAATCATTAGCTAATTTATATGGTACTGAGTCAGACTATATTCGTAAAAATTTTAACCGTAATTCAGGTAGATTTATTTCTGGAAAGCACTTTTTCTTACTTGAAGGCACTGAGCTTAGAGAGTTTAAGCACAGCATGTCTTTAAGACCTTCTGTGAAAATAGCGCGTAATGTTCGCTCGTTAATGCTATGGACTGAACGCGGAGCCGCTCGTCATGCCAAAATGTTAGATACGGATCGTGCTTGGGATGTTTTTGAAATTCTGGAAGATAACTATTTCACCAAGTACAGAGATACAAAGCAATTAGTTAAAGGCGTCCCACACAACGCTAGCACCGCAGAACTGATCGCGCTGGTGGATGAGTTACAGAAAGTTATCCATGAAGGTGAGTTTATTCCTGCAGGCCATGCCCTACCAGAATACAGCTTCCCTAAAACCCGTAAGCCTCGTTCTCGCATTCTTGAGGATTTCATCAACAACCCTAAAGAAGATGTGCTCCACCAGCTTGTAGCATGGCTTAAGAAAGATGGTCACAACATGGAAGATGCCGAACGTGTGTTAATGCACATTCGTGATTGCATGATGGATATGGCTAAAGCTATCAATACCATTCAAACCCATGCGCAGTATATTGACTCAACGGTTAGTAAGTTGTTGTAAACGTAACTAAGCCCCTCGTAAGGGGCTTTTTTGGCTTAACGTAGCCTTTCCATGGTGCCAGATGAACTTAGAAACTCGTTAACTCCTTCTGCGTATTCACTTATTTCTTTCATAGACTTTCCTTCAGGTGACACAAGAACGTATGTATCATATGAACCGCCACCATCTTTATATTTATGCTTATTAGTTATCAAATAACCTGAGTATTTTCCTTCATTAATAACATAAAGAGAGTTTCCATCTGTTATAAATTCAATGTCATCACTAGTTACTGGGATATTCTTAAGTACATTTATAAACTTATCCCAATTTATTTTATGTATTGCACCAGATGTTGCCCACGCGCTAGTCATAAAATAAATACTATTATCAGCACTATAAAAAGAAACACTTCTTATATCATTAATATTTTTCTTTAGGTCGTTATTCGGCATTTCACCAACAATCTTTATGATTCCATCTGGTGTACCTAGCATTAATGCTGTTCCAGTCAAAGACTTAGATGTAAATAAAACCATCCTATCATCAATTAAAGCAAAGCTATTAATATCTAATTTACTCTTTGCGGCCATAAACTCTGGATAATTTATTTTATCCAAGCATAGATTATCTCCACTAATATGAAATCCTTTCATCGTTGACAGAGCGCAACTAGCTGCTATCGCTGAATTAACAACCAGCAAGTTTGCTGTTAATAATATTATTTTTAAGTTTATAAATTTCATTTAATCCTACTTAAGTTGTTCTTCTACCTGATTAAGCAATGGTGATAAATAGAAAAGATTCTGGAACGGTAATAATTTCCTGACTGATCTAACCTCTCTATCATCAAACTCACCATTCATAACGCCTGCAGTAATATTTTGAATATCGCCACCAAGGTCAAATGTAGGCCCTAATAATGCTCCGATACCGTTACGACTTTGATAACGTGATGCTGGTGGCCCACCAAACATGGCACTCATACCATATGCCCCACCGCTTAAGTTTTCAATTAAGTTATTAGGCTCACCTAGCCAACCCATCATTCCAGACCAGTCTAAACCCTCTTTCACAAGATTAGCAGGATCAGCATTAATTTCACGCCCTGCAAGCATTGATTTTAATACATAGACCAATGAACCCAATGAGATTTGCAATAATGCGCCATAATAGAATGAAGCATCACCAGACTGAATACCAGACACTAGCGACCTATTATGAGTAGCAAAAAAGAAAGTTTTAAACTGCATCACAATCTTACCTAATTCGCTACTCATCATTAATGGTGTGTCACCAATACCAGGAGTGATTACAGTCGTTCTAACATCTTTCAATACCGCCGCTTGGAAAGTTTCACGAACTACACGATCATCCCAAAGGTGACTATGACCCGTTAACATACCGTCTAAATCTTCGCCGTGCTTTGAGTATTGCTGAGCTATGCGCTCTAACATATTTTTATCAATACCAATATGAGCTAGCTTGCGAATTTCTTTTTTATTTAACTCTTTTCCGGATGCAACCTCCTGTGCTGCTCTGAGTATCTTCGATTGTGTAACAACACCCGTCAACATCTTCATTGTATCGGTATATTGATTCATCAGTGTGAAGTTACCGAATTTTTGTGATGACAATTCTAAACCACGCTCAAGAAAAGTACGTCGAGCATAGGGATCGTTAAGGTCAGCAATAACTTTAGAACGGCTAGACAATGCATATTCAAGGCCTATGCCCATTTCTCGCAGATCAGCTTTAGCAATCTTCATTGCGCTTATGTCGGTTAACATCTTACCTAATGGTTTTAACGCGCTACGCAAACCATGCTGCATAATCGGTCTGGCCATATCTGGCAATGATGAAATAGTCATGCCACCTAACAACCGTAAAAAATTGACATGACGGGCTACACGCCCCGCTCGCACAAAGAAACTAGATGGGTCTTTAGGTGCGCCGTACGTACCTAATAACCTATCGCGCATCGCGCGAATATCCCGCAAATCAGCTTCACGCCGTTTTTCTAATTTAGCTCTTTCTTTTGGTGTTGCTGCATCAGCGATAAGTTTATTGTAGTCCTCAGTAATCGCTTTCATTTGTCCATCCATGTCAACTCTTCCAAACTTAGCAGTTAATTCAATTTCTGGTGCAACTTGACGTATATAATTTTCCATTACGTAATTAACATCAGACTCTAAAAAGTCTTTAATTCGTGCGTCAGGAATATTTAATGTACGTGATTTCGTAAAGCCTGCTCGCTTTGTTAAACCGTCAGGGATCAACTCTGCAGGCACAATGCCAGATGGTGCACCGATAATTTTATTTACTATGTCATCTGCGGCAGCTTCAATTTCTTCTCGTTCTAGCTTATCCATTCTGCTCAATGCTGCTTGCCTACGCCTGTCAAAGCGAGTTAGAGAATTAGCTGTGCGTTTCAGCTTTGAAAGCTCATTTCTAAAAATTCGTGGATTATCAAGAATATCAAGGCTACGTTGTAATGATTGCAATTTATTCTCTGCATCAGTAATACGTTGCAATTTTCTTTGTAATGTTCCCTGTCTTTTTATTTGTGTTTTATTTAAGTTAGCGATATTTGAAAGTGAGTTAAGCTCTGCCTCTACAGCGCCTTTCTCATTAATAAGCTTTTGTTTTTTATAGATATCATTTATTAGCTGATTTTTTTTACTCGACCATCGCTCTGCTTCTTTGATTTCAAGCTCTAATTTTTCAGCGGCAGGTGATGCATTCCTTGCTCTATCTAAGCCAATATTCGCTCTATCCAAACTTCCCTGAGCTTTATTCACAGATATCTGGTTCATTTCTTCTAGCCAGTCAGCGATGATTTTTCTAAACTCAGTGCGGTCATTGAGGATCTTGTCAAACTTATAGATACGCGGAAAATAACTTTGTGCTGTTGTAACTTTTACACCTTCTCTTAAGATGCCAAGTTCAATCATTCTGTCTTTGGTCATTTCAACAATTGGTCTGATGGCCTTTGCCGCATCCGCTATTTGCTGTATTTGATGTGTGTCACCATTTCTCATGGCATCACCGACGGCTTCGTTAAATTCAATGCGACTCAGTTTAGGATTGCCAGTTTGTGAAAGTGTCTTTTTATAATTTTTGTAATGATCACGCGTTGATTCAACCTGCTTATAAATGAGCGCCTCATACCCCCTGACTTTGGTCTCTACGGCAGTAAATGAGGCTATCCCCTCATCGTTCTTATTATACGTGAAGTTATTTTCAGTAAGTTGTTGATTTATCTGTCTTGCAGTGCGTGACGGGGATTGGGCAACACGTCCTACCGGGCTAACATTCATCGTTCGATTAACAAATGATGGCCCCTTTAATGTTTCTTGCTCTAATGTTGTATTCAGCACTTCCGCAGCACCTACGCTACGATCACTAGGAGGAACTATAATAGGTGGCTGCTCGCCTGTTATGTCACCCATATCGCGTCTAAATTTACCGAGGATATCACCCCTGTTTTTTACTAGTTGTGCTGATGAACCAAGGATCCCCCCCAGCATGGCATCCAACGAAACGTTGATCATGCTTTCAGTCAGCGTTCTGGTTTCTTGCGTTGCCGATAATGCAAACTCTGACATAACACCCGCAGCTGTATTCGCTACTGCAAACTTACCTGCCGTCGCTGCTACCGAACCACCGCGAACCATTGCACCACCGGGTATTAGCATTGCAGCCACATTGATAGGGTCAATAACCCCCATTGAGATACTTGCCACGATCCCTGCCCCACCTGACCCATACAATAATTGCTTATCTTGAATCTGCCTATCAATGCGGTGCTTTATTGCGTATGTTTCTTGTGGCGATTTTGATTCAATGAATGCATCGGCATAATCTTCATAGCCTGCCAACGTCCTTTCATCATCGAATGGATTATAGCCTTCAACTTCGTCAAACTGCTCAAATGGCATTGTAGCGATAAAGCTACCAACAGAATTATCAATACGAAATGCTGCATCACGTAACCTTTTAACCCTTGGGCTGTCATTGAATGGGTTTAGTGCTTCACCCAGCGTCACATCACTTGATTCACCATATTGTGGATCAGGTTGCTTAATGGAATCAACATCAGCGCCCATCACATCACTTGGGTTCATTTCATAAATAGGCATTGAATTATTCCTCATCAATTGAATCAATTGAACGTTGCCTTGGGTCAGGCTCAACAGGCACGGATTTGGTAAAGAATAATCCACGCTCCAGCTTCATTGGCGGATTGTCTGGATCAACAAATTCGAAACCTTCTCTTTGTGCTCGGGCTTTTTCTACACTCTTACGTTTCTCTCTCATGATTTCGCGGTACATTGGTGATGATGATTGGTCAGGTTTAAAGCGTGAAGGCATACCGTTCTCGCTGAGAAAAGAAGTAAAAATTGGAATTCCGTCGCTACCTGTTTGCTTCAACATAATCGCATAACTAAAATCACGACTGGTGATAACATCTGAAACAAGTACAAATTTTGCGTCTTTTGGCATTCCACCAAACACGTTAGATTCTATTTGTTTTCTTTCTTCTTCCCATTGCCCTAATACCCAACCTCCTGAATACACGGCCTCCGGTGCATATTTCATTACTTCGTCATCACCGTTGATCGATGTCACACCCCACGTTTTTCTTATCTGTGCATTAGTCATTTTTTTAGCAAGTTCGGCATCACCGCCTGTAGAAGAAAAATTGGTATCATAGAGCGTTTGATAATCTCGCATGTAGTCACGGTTATTAACACCAGGCTTTTTTATATTCGGTGAAGAAAAAAAGTCATACCAAGGGAAAAGGTCGTTTATATTTCCTTGCGCAGCTTTCTCCCTCTCTTTACTGTATTTCTTATCGCGCATCTGTTCAGCGATAATCGCCTTGGTTCTATCGTTCTGCTCATAGGTTAGGTTGTATGCAATATCTATGGCTTTTTCACTATCCATACCTGAGCGCGTTAAATCATATATTTTTCCATAGTAAGCCATGGCATCAGTAGATAGGCCGTTAATCGCAGACGGATTAGTATCAAATATCTGCCCGTACATTTTAGCCATTGGAATGACTAACTCCGGGTTTCTAGATGTTGAACCAGTCGCTAGTTTTGATTTAATTTGCGACGGGATGATTCCAGTGCGGCTAGATATTTCAGCTACTGCATTTAAACTATTTTCATCACGAATATTGAATGACGCCTCGATATTGTTAGTAAAATAGTTGTCTGCGGCGTCCTGATTGCTTTTGTCGTTAGGATCTAGTGGGAAGTTATTTTGCATGGATAACTGCAATCGATTAGCAGAAAATACCTTTTCTTGCGCCTTGATATTGCTATCTACAAACTTACCGAATTTTTCCCAACGTTGCATTTTACTTGCATAATTACTTTCAGATGGATCCGGCATAATGCTTGTTAATAACGAGCGCTGAGCCTGTGGAGTCATATCTTTAGCTGCTGATATCAATCTAGCATAGCGCTTCGCTTCTCGCATATCCGCTATCATTGCCGTGCCTTTGTCATAACCGAAAGCAGAAATGATAGTTTTCTCAGATGGCTCATTAGGTGCATCAAGGCCATTTTCCCACGCTGCGAAACTATCTGCCAAAGCTGTCCCTAATTTCTCCTGTTGCTGCTGCTGTCGTTCTTTATCCATCAGTGAAGCTTGTTTTAAATATTTAGCCTGATCTGAAGCATCGAGTGCATCAAAAGCAGCTGACCCAGTTAAGCGCTTAGAAGCTGGTGGAGAATCTGGTAAACTAGCCAGCCCAAGAGCTGAATGTATACCGTTAGAAATCACGTCATTAGAAATCTTACTAACTTCACTTTGACCGTTTTCTTTTATCATAATAGCCATTGATAAGCGCGTTAACGTATCTATGTCAGTGAGATCAAGAGCGGTGTCCCGAGGCACGTTAAGATAATCAGACACGAATTTAATATAACCTTCTGTATCATTATTATCCTCAGGAGGAGCCCAGCGCTTGATTATTTGGGTTGGTGTAACAAATCCCTGTCTAGCGTATGATAATAAGTTTTTTCCTAAAGCTCTGATGCCGTGTTCCTGCGTCGCAAATTGAACAAAGCGACCATCGTGACCAAGCTGTCCGACCCAATTATTTGCATCTGAGAATTCAATGTTTCCGGGATTGTTGTTTCTAATACCGCGAACATTGCTTTTTGATTGAGCATACATTTTCTCTTGTTGATTATGTAAGCTTTCTGCGTATGCCGTCGCATCATCGGGATTATCAAAAATACCTAAATGCTTCCCAGTTTCTTCATATAGCGCAATGGCTTCATCATCAGATAACAGCTTGCCATCATCACTGACGGTTGGAATTAATACCTCGCCTTGTTCGGTACCAATTGAAATGGTTCTGACAGTACTAATCGAACCGTCTTTATTTTTAACTGTTGGCCTGTTAAGTAAATTGATATTGCCCTGCTCAATCATTCCTTGCGTTGAACCAACCGAACCGCCGTAATACGTTGATGAACGACTGATACCACCATTATCTGACGGCTCTCCATTCTGCTGCATAAACTGCATATAATCAGAGCCTATCTGATTTTCAATGGCTCGCTTGGCTGTAGCTGTTTTAAACTCTTGTTTCTTGGCTAGAATCTGCTCATCACTCCAGCCATGTGAAAACCCAAACTCTTCTATTTGTTGGAATACTTGTTTGTTTGCTGAGATATATGCGTTGTTATCGCCATATAAACTAGCTGCTAACTCTGCATTAACAGATAGCGTTGCTTGAAATTGGTCTTGTTCGTAAGCTTTGATTTGCCCCATTTCATGCTTATTAGCCTGCGAGCTAAACTGCAATCTCATTTCTTTTGCTTGCTGCATAAACATTTCTTTAATCGCATCATCCTGCAACGAGCCCGCTATTTCGCCAGCCGCATTATCAAAGGCTTGTTCAAATTCATACCCTTTACCAATAGCTTTCTTACCCTGCATGGCAAGCAAGCCATTCTGCGGATCGTTCATCAATTCATTGGCTTTCTGTCTAAGTTGCAGCGATGCATCTTGTGCCATGGCTACATTAGCTCTCTGCTTTGCCTCAGCAAATACACCAGCATACTGCTCCGCAACCTGACCTAAACCAGCACCAAAGTGCTCAGGGTTGGATTGAACATTAAGGCCATTATTTGGCAGAGGTGATGAGCTAACCTGTTGTTCTTTGTATGTCGGTACAATTGGCATATTAACGCGCTCCTATGAATCCATACTTAAACATATCCACATTGCCGCCAGCGGCTTTCGTTGCTGTACCAGAGAACGGATCCCACGTACCACCAGCCAATTGATATGCACCGTAGGCTTTGATTGGTGCAGTTAATAATGTTGTAGCAGCGCCAAAGTTACCCTCACGGCGTGCCATTTTTCCCTGTAGTCTGTCATTAGCTGCTTGCATACGTAGGCCGTACGCTTCACGACTTGCGTTATTAACCAGTGTTAAAGCATCTAGTTCACCCATTGCCGCAGTATCACCGAACATATCAAGCGCACCAGATGAACTTAAATCAAGTCCACTCGCTGACATTGTCGCTGCTTGTGAACCTGCTAATTGCCGTGCGCGTGAACGCTGTTTCTCAGCTTCTGCATTGCCACGATTAATAGCATCGTTTGCTGCTTGCTCGTTCTGACGTGCATTTTTGTTGGCTACATCGGCATTAAACTTGCCGGATTGATATTGGCTATATGTCTGCATACCTGCTGAGGCTAAAATCCCTGTCGCTAAAATTGCTGGACTGCACATTATTTCGCCCTCATTGTGAATTTATGAAATGGATAGTTAAGCGCGCCAATTGGCTGTGCATCTTCTATTTTGAACCCTAGCCAATGTAGCCACGCTTTAGCAATGTGATTGCGCTCGTCAACGTAATTAAACAATTCAGGATAGATTTGTAGCATTAAGCCAACGAATGGCTTACAGCGGCGCAGAAAAGCTTTCTGGTGCCTCTCTAAAATATCTGAGCCAACCAACCAAGGAATTCCCACACCGCCGATAATTGACGCAGGCGACACACCAAAGATAGCCGCTACCTCACCATTGAAAATAGCAGCCCATGATTTTGTAGATAGCTTGATGCCTGAGGCTAAAACATCCTCAGGCGTTGATAGGTTCATTGCATAGAATTCATCGATATCAGCCTGTCTAACATGCGGTACCAATGCTTTAGCGTGCTCTAATGTCGCAGGTACGATTTGAACAATACTCTTCGCCATATTAGAAGCCTCCCACATCTAAACGCGGTATCGCTGCAAGGATAGATAAAGGTAACGGATCTGACTGCCTGACATACACACGGCCGTTTTTGCTCCACTGCGCATCAAGGTTAATTTCTACTACGCCAGTAGCATCATCAACTGGGTTATCGTAAAACTCGAATTCACGCTGAGCATATTCATATAGCCGGTCTTTTTCGGTACCGGCCCATATACCACGACTTGAATTAACAATAAGGCTTGCCACTTTAACCAGTTTCTTTTTGTCGAGTAGCGTTTCTTGCCCGTTGATATGAATATCTAATGTTTCCATATCGCTAACGTACGGCAGGCCAATGTGAACCACTACGGCTGGCTCTTCTAATGACACGGCGCCGCTGGATACTTTTTGCTGAGGCAATACGTTTGCATCGGCTAGAATGCTGGTGGTTTTACCTTCAATATGTTGTAGGCCTTCAAAACGGAAACGCGCAAAGCCCCATTCGCTTAAAGTCTTATCCTGTAGCAATTCAGGCACATCACGATTAGGCGTTACTCGCACTGCATGAGTATTAATAAACTCAGTAATTTCACAACGTAAGGTTTTGTGTTCATCATCTTCAAAGTAAGGCAAATGAATAGCGTTACCGATATCGCTATCTTTAAAAATGGCATTGCTGGCGGTTAAGGTAATATCACCTTCGTACGTCCAGTTATCGACTGTAGTTAGGTGTACAGTGCTTGATTCATCTTTATTTCTGCCATCATAGCTAAGACCCGAATCAACAAAGAAAGCGTCCTCTGTTTTTGTAAATAGACGACTGCTTAAGCGCTCTATGTAACGTACAGTACCACCACCAACCTTACGGCACACAATGAAATAAACCGCATCCTCATTGCCTTCGCTGATGCTGCAGGTTGATTCAAATTGCCCGTCTGTCTCTTGTGGTGCCCAAGCAAATACTTGCTGCTCTCTCAGATACGTCAATGAAAGCAATTTACCATCACCCCGAATACACCAAGCGATTGAGTAAGGAACGATAGAAAACGCCCAATCAATAATCTGGTGGCGCTGAAATAAGTGATTAGCCATGATGGTTAAATCAGTGCCCTGATACCCGTCCACATCGAATGAGTACGCCAGATCGCGGACAGCGCTACCTTTTTCTTGGATGTATAAAGCAATATTAGATACCGCTATTGGTGGTACATCACTGCAGCCATTGGCACCTTGCGAGGAAAAAGAGAAACTGCTTGGCGTTAATACTTTGTTCTGATCCCCAGTGATTTGATACTCACCGCCTGAGGTTAAAGCCACCAGCGAACCCACATCAATTAAGTGACGAATTTCATTAACTTGGCGACCTGCATAGGTGTAAATAATGCGGTCATCATCTTGTATCGGGTTATTCTTGCCAAAGTCTTTGTAGTCCCCACTACGGCTAGCCCAAATGGTTTGTGGGTAAGCGCGAGAGCCAGCAAAAAATAATCTCTGCTGGTAATACATAACGGTGCTTGGGTAGCCGTCAACATCATTCCAAACCGAACGAGCCCACTTGTACGTAGCGTTTTCTTCACCAACGGCATTTGATGGAATGTATGAAACAACCTTACCCGTTGCTGTTAAGCCATCAGTACTAACAGAATTGATTTTAACGATGCCGAAACCACTGTGAAGATACTCCCACTGGATCCCAGCATCACCGCCCCAACCATCCCAACTCATACCTTCTGTATGTGATGGCCTTAATGTTCCGCTTTTACCTGCAGTATTAGCTCGGTAGTAATTAGCACCTGCACGGCGTTGATCATTAACGTTAGTCGTCTTGTCTGTTTCCCATACGGGCACAGCGTCTATAGCCTGCTGCTCAATATAAATTTGCTTACCGACTAATTCAGCACCAAAGATATTATGCGTTGCTGTCAGCGTTACATCACCAGTGCTGGCGCTAACATATAGCTTACGCTCTTTATCCGTGTTGATATCTTCGAATGGCCCATTGCGCGTTTCAACGGGTACCAGCTTCCAATCGTCATGATCATAACGCTGTAGTTCCATTGGTGGGTAGTCAGCATGTACGATAGTCATTACGTCTGCTGACTGTGTGAATTTTAAATTGAATAGGTCGGCTTCTTTGTATGGCGTTGCTAGTTCGAATATTTCGCCTTTGCGCTCACCGTCTGCATAAAGCACCTGTCCACCGTCTTTAATCACGCGCATGTACTTATCACCCATTTCGAGGGCGTACGTTTGCACTGTGCTGAACTGGAACGGGATCAGGCGGCATTTCTTGTTATGATATTTTGCAGCAGCAATAAACTTAGTGCCTGGTCTATTTTCAATGCCTCCATATTGACGCACGATGAAATTAGAACACTTACGCAAAGCGGTTGAGTACTTCGCTAAATCGATGCGACCATAAAGGCTAGGTGCGATTTCGCCACCACTGAAACTCGGTTGAATGATACTATAGGCCATTACGATAACCTCGCTTCGGTGAATGGATCCATGTAGTCGTTAGGCTCCGATGATTCATCAAGAGAGTGGGCGCCAGCGTTAGCAATCGACATTGTATACATCTGAAATGCCTCACTACCGATACCAGCGTTAGAAGCCAATGGGCGTGCTAATTCACCTGCTAAACGCCATGCCAGCGCATCTATGAATAATGAATCAAACATATTCACATCCGTGACTGACGCAGTGTATTGAAGCCATGCTTGCGGTTGGTCGCAGTAAATCAGTTTTCCGGTGCCGTCAGCATCCGAACCCACAAGAAAATTAATCGCATTGTGCGGTTGAGGATATTTCTGGCCAGATTGAATAATTGCTACTGCTTTTAAACAGTCGGTTGGGTAACTGTAGGCAAACTTCCAGTCCGGTGGAGGGTTATTTGTATCAGCTAACGCAACACGCTTACTTGCAAAGTTCCATGGAAAATCAGACAAAACAGTGTCACGGCAATGATTGAAGTGTAGATTGCACTGCTCTGCTTCTTTGCTCTTTTCGCTTAGACTGTTAATGAATCGGCTATTACCAATACGACTAAGTGCCAAGTTACAGATTTCTATTTCTGAGGCCATTAGAGTTACTCCAAAAGAAAAAGGGGCTTTCGCCCCCTTTAGCATCGGGGGTTATACCCCAAGTTCTTTACGCTTTTCATCTATCGCAGTACGCATTTTATCTGCGCCCATGTTGTGATGGGGCGCTTTACCAAATAGCTGTGTGTACTGTTCGCGCAAAGCTTCAAGGCTAGAATCGACCGTATCGCCTGATCCACTGATAACAGTATTGGTTACAACCTCACCACTATCATCACCAGCCCCATCAACCAAAGCGCCAGTATCAGGTTTAGCATCATCACCACTAATCAACTTTAAGTTGCTACCAGCAATACCGCTGTATTCAACCTCTTCACCAACTTCAAGCAGACGACCCGCGATAAATGATTTTTTCAAAACTTTATATCGTGACATGTCACACCTTAATTAGTTACGGCGTTGTAGATAGGATGAGCATCAGTATTAAGTACGATACCTGCTGTAAACTTACCTGCAGTTAATGGCCCATCTGTGACAACGTAACGCAGACGCAGATACTTAATAACACCATGCGGAACGGTACCAACAATGCGCTTACCTGCATTCAAGTCTGCTATTGGCATTTCAACGGATTGAAACAAAGCAACAGGCGTTGTAAATGCTTTGTCTTTTGATGTTTCCAGTACGATTTGTACTTTTGCTTCACCTGCTGCTGTGGCCTGCTCAGTAACTTGCGCAAACAATTGCAGCGGCTCACCGATACCGATATCACGGAAATCACCTTTAACTGGCGTTAAGTCAATGATACTGGTCGCAGTCGCTGATACGGTCACTGCTTGGTCGAGAGAAAATAGTGTTTCTTTATCTAAAATCATGTTGCGAACTCCCAACAAAATTAAGTTAGCGGTACCCATTCAGGCACCGCACAATAGGCCAGCCTTACTTAGCAACCACCTGATCCTCAGTTGTGAGAATCGCATCGGTACGGCGCACAGGGATTTCGTCAAAAGAAACAACCTTTTTCCCTGCGACTTCTTGCATAGAAATATTGACGTTCTTTGAGTTTTTGATCTGTCGGCGCATCCAGCTACGTACCTGCTGATTGCAATAGAAAACAGGTTTACCCATAGATAGATTTGGGATTTTCTCAATCGCCTGAATCAATAAATCAGGCAAGTCGATAGCACCTGCAGCCTCTGGATCTTTGGTTAACTTAGACAGGTCAACGTTAGCGATACGAACCACATAACGCCAATCGCGCACAGTTAATCCATTTTCCCATTTGAAATGGGTGCGATAACCTTGATATTTACCGCCATTTTCATCATCCAGCGTGACTTCGCCTAAGTGCTGTTGTTCAAGCCCAGCCTTAGAACCTTTAGGGTAAATACCATGAATCGTATTTTGTCCCCACACCACTAACCAGATAGAGGTTAAATTGCTACCAGTGCCACCAGCATCAATAATGTTAACGGCGTTCTTAGCATTAAGATCATTAAAGCGAGCAGACAAGCCAGTAAAGCGCTGAGCGTGAATACTTGTATCACCGTAGAAAAGAGTTTCAGCCATTTGCTGGTTCATGGATTCAATGAATGCTTGCGCTTCTGACAATAAAAACTCACTAGTATTCCCATTTAAATCAGCCAGCTTTTTATCTACTTCTGAGTAGGTTTCCAGCATACCAATGGTATCTGTAACTTGCGCAGTTGTTGACTTGCTTGGTGGTACACCGTAGTTCAACAAACGCCAAGTTGCCGATGGTAAACCTGTGCGGACAGTTGTACGGTGCCCTGTAGGAAGGTTACCTTCTGCAAACACCATATCATCAAGGATTTCGTTAGACTGATTGAGCAGTTCAACGATCTTCGCTTGCTTGCTGTTTGGGTCTTGACGCTTAGCCCAGTCAGCCAATGTTAGAGCTTGAGGCATAATCTTCTCCTATACCTTATTTGCTATCACCAAAAAGAACATCCGCAGCACTGCGAGCGTTTTCACTGCTGCCACTAACAAAACCGTCCTCAGACATGGCCTTGCCAATTCTTGAAAAAATACGGAATAACTCAGGATGATTACCCAGTCCCGAGTCATTTAAATATTGCTTGAGCTCTGGCGTACCGAACTGATCCACAGCTTTTTGTGCGTTACCAATAGACTCAACGGAACCAAGTTCTTTATCTGCTTTTACCGTTTCTGCCCATTCGGTTACTTGCTTTTGCCATGCAGCCTCTTGCTGTTTAGCAATTTGCGGCATGATCGTAGAGCCGTACACATCAACAATCTTTTGCGCCTGCTCGTTGCTTAAACCAATTTCACGCGCGACTGGCTCAAACGCTGCTATAGCTTCTTTATCCAGTTCCTGACCTTCGCCTGCCGTAAACTCATACTTTTCAGGCGCAGCGCTTACAGGCTTCTTGTCATCACCTTTTGGTTCAGTATTGGCCTTATCATCAGTCTTACTAGGCTCTGTACCTGTAGGCGCAGGAGTATCACCATTTGCTGGCGCATCTTGTTTTTCTGGTGCTGGCTCTTGCGCTGTCGCACCGCCGCCACCTTCACCGCCATCAACTGGAACCTCATTACAAAGGCGACGAAGCAGTAAGCGTTGAAATAAATTCATTGATTGTTCTCCTGTTCTTTGGCTTCTTCTGTCATGAGTAGATATTGCTCAGCGCAGAACTCCATAACATCACTTAATAGCATCAACCCCTGATTACGAGCACCTTCGTTAAAAGCGGTAACATACGGGTCATTAGTAAATGAAATATCGAAAACACCACATGAGCTAGTGATCCTCCAAACAAAACGGCGACCAGCTTCTGTGCTCATTATTTGCTTGATATCCTCTACCTCACGCTCTCTTTTGAGTTTTTCTTTAAGCTCTAAATCAGCCTTTTCCTCTTCGGTGTAATCATCAAACCGTGTCATTGACCACCACCAGCAAGCGCAGCTAAGGCGCTGTTGTCATCCATTGATGTGTTACTAAGAGTCTGAGCGCCAGCCATAGCCTCTTGTGCCATTTGCATTTGTTGCATCTGCTGCTGTTGCTCTGCACGCTGCTGGCGAATAGCGGCTACTTGGTCATTGGATGAAACGATAGTTGGGGAAACGCCGATTGACTCAGCGTAGTTATCAATCATTTCGTCAGTGTTCAGCTTGTCGAGTGCTTCTGGTTTCATATTTGCCAGACCACCAACAAAGCCTACGAAACGCTCAATGCTGCTAACGCCAACTGATTTTTGCGCCTGAGCCATGACGGAAATGTATTCAACCTTAAGCTGCATACCTTGCATTTCTTCTGGAGGTACAGGTAACAAGTTTTTACGCGCCATGATTGCGAACGTACGATTAATTAACTTGTCGAGTAGTTCAGAATCTAAACGCTGTAAGACAGGCCCTAGCATGAGTAGCTTTTCTTCCTTCATCTCAATTACTGCTTCCACTGGCATTGAGCGAGTGTTGATGTTCTGTAGCATCATGAAAAGGTCAGAAAAATAGGCTTCTTTGATTTGATTACGAGTATCGCCAATATCCGCAATCAATCCGTTAATGTCGGCCTGTACTTGAAATATCGGTTTAATCATTTGGTCAGCGCCAGCCATTGGAAGATAAGTTATTCCACCAGGTACAAGTGAAATGCGCTGATTCTTAATTGATGCAGGCGCTTGCATAGGTGGATTGGTCACTTTATCAATCTGTTGTGCTTTTCGGCGCTGTAATAGCTGCAATGCTTTCACGCTACCTAACGCAATCATACCGGGGCACGATGAGCCGTAGACGTCCTCGCCGTTAACTTCCCAGCGTGGCGCCATAATAGGGAATTCATCAAAACCAGATTCACGTAGAACACGTTCACTATCACCGCCCATTTCAAAGTAAACGGATTTAAACAGTTTGTTCTTAGCGTCCAGTTTGCCGCTGATGCGGTTTAAATTTGGGTAGACTGAATGAATAACAGTGATCCACTGGCTATAGTTGCCAGAATCCCACATGCTTTTAACCTGCTCACTCACATTGTTTAACCCGAATTCCATTACCAACTGACGCACTGTCATGCTGAATTCACGGAAACAGGTGTCTACTGTTAAGTCAGGACCATTCGCAATGTAATAGCTACCAACTGGAAAAGGTACCGTACGAATAACGCGCTCGTTATCCTCCAGTACAGCTAGTGCGCTGGTGGCAAAGGTGCCGATATCGGAATAGGTTTGAGGAAGTGATTGATAGATATTTGAACGGTTGAACACTTCATTCATTCGCTGCTCAACGACTTCAAGCCACATTTTTACAGGGCTATAATTCATCATGTCAGGGTCTGGCGTAGCCAAACGAAACCACTTACGGGCAGGGCTAGTTATCCCTGACATCATGCCACTTGATAAAGTACGCTCTGATTTAGCCGCTTCTTGGTCGATGATTTTCGTATTACGTCTATCACCGCGATTAACTTCTGACGTGTTAAAACGAGTACTGCGAGGGCGCGTATACTCTGCAAGCTCTTTCCAGTGCGGCTCAAATGATTGGCGCTCATTCTTAAGCTGTGAGAGTTGTTTTAATAAATCCTGCTTTAAACTCATACCGCCCCCGTTAGGTTACTGACCAAGTAGCGTCTTACCGCTGGTTGATGCTGCATTGGTTGCGCCCTGCGCACCTGTTAGCAATGTTGACTTGCGACCAGCGGCAGCACGGCGGCGGCGTAGCTCTTCATCACGTGAACCTACTACAGCCTCGTCCTGTTCTTGTGGCGCTGCCTGAACTGGTGGAGGGGTTTTAATCTTGGGAGTGCCACCTAGGATATTTCCGCACATATAACACCTCGATAAAATAAACAATAATATATTTTATGGTTTATTGTATATCTTATTTGACAAATATAAAACCAAGATATACATTTTGGTTATCGGTTGTTATTCAGATATTCCTTTGCCCGTTATCAAGTGACTCTCTTGCTTACATTTGCCCTCACTATGAGGGCTTTTTTTTGCCCGTTAGTTAGGCATATGGATCGTAATCAGCGTCACTAACAACGTGACGGCCCTGACTAGATGTAGAAATGTTATTGCGTTCTTTTTTGGTGACTGGGTAAGCAAACGTTAATGCTAGCGCATCACCTTTACCCGGTGAGCGTCCAATGCGTTTTTTAATATCAGCCTTTGACTCTAAGAGTATTTTTCCGCTTAATTGCACCTTGTACTCTGGTGTTGATAAATCCTCTGCCACTTCCTGATCGTCAATAGCCCCACCTATCTTGAGCCATGACTTAACATTGTTATACATTTCACCGCGCTTATTCTGCATTTGCGGGTCAGTTGATGCTCCATTGAATTGCACAAGCTGCCAATCTCGCCCCCAACTCATTCCTACAGAATAAATGCCGGTACCATAACCAAAGTCGATATGAACAGCATCAGCCTGATACTGATCCTCATAGTCTGCAATGCGCTTTGCCATAACAATATCATCAGTAGTTTTGCTACCAGTCCATAGGCATTTACTGTGTAACCCTTGGCGTAAATAAATAACCGCATCATCATCACCTGAATATGCAGGGTCAACACCTATAATAATCGGTGCATGTGATACATCGGCCTGTGTTACTGTGCGCTTCATTGCCGCATCAGTTAAAGAAGTTGGTATGAATTGGGTTTCAGATGTTGATGGGAAGATACCGCGCACACGAACCTTAACAAAGTCGCTATCCTCGCCCCTGTCTTCAATCCATTTATCAATCTGCTCTTTGTTGGTACCCTCAACCGTACGGCTATCAATCTGCTTGGTTTTCCAGCGGTGCTTAAACTTGCGGAAACACTCACGGAAACGCCCTGTATTACGTGTCGGGTTACCAAATGCTATCCAAATTATTTCTGTATTTTCATCCGTCAAAGCACCCTCTGCCACTTCCCATACAAGATCTGCAATGTTGGAAGCCTCATCGAAAATTAGAATGATGCGCTTGCCTTGGTTATGCAGCCCTGCGAATGCTTCTGTGTTATTCTCTGACCACGGCACAGCATCAGCACGCCAAGCATTAGCGTGATTAGGGTCATTGGAGTAGATAGCGGTTTTGGTACAGGTAAACCAGTCCTTGGTGATAGATAGGCGCTGCCACTTTGCAATTTCTGGCCATGTTTTAGTTCGTAGCTGGTTTTCGGTGTTAGCAGTAACAACGACTTTGCAATCTTCGCAGGTGTCCATGCCCCACTTGATAATCATTGATATACAGGCGCTCTTCCCAATACCGTGGCCTGACGCTACAGATATCAATAGTGGCTGAAATCGTGTTTCAGGATTGCGTAGATGTGCCCCTATATCGCTTAATGTATCAGCCTGCCACTGACGAGGACCATTGGTATTTTCAAGTTCGGTGCCAGCCTCACCCCAAGGAAATGCATACAGCGCATAGCTCAATGGGTCATGCGTAAACATGCCGATATCGTTAATCAGTTGCTCTTCTGGCGACATGGTATCAATCATTGTTCACCACCAGCAGCACGCTTACGGGCTTTAGCTAGCCTGTCAGCAAGAGATACCGTTACATCAACTTGGAAGCGCTCACGGAATGCGTTAACGTCTACGTGCTTACCGACAAGCTCTAATATCTTCACCTTGTCGAGTAGTTTAACTTTCTTGATTCGCGTGTCGCCGTCAATATCAATGATATCGAACGCTGCAACGCTCTTGCGCCAAATAGGTGACCATTCGCTGATAGGCTTGATATCGCCAGTATTAGTGAGAATATCCGCAATATCCGCATCAAGCATATTAACCAATCGCTCTAACACGCTATCAGCATCTAGCTTCTTGCGCTTATTTCGCTGCTGCATAAGCTGCGCGATACGGTCAATGATGCGAGGGTCTTTCATGAGTTGCGATGCACGCTTACAGGCGCTAACTTCAGCATAGCCTGCTGCTAGCGCTGCATTGGTTTGATTGTCAGGGGATTTGATATATTCCTGACAGAAGCGCTCCATTTGAGCGTTAAGTGGTGTAGGTTTTCTGGCTGGTGGCTTACGTGGTTTCTTTGCGGTCATAATCATCACCTCTACGGTTATTATGACCAACTAAAAGATAACATTCAAACCTTATGAGATTATTGGATGAGCTAGTTGATAAAATCGCGTCAACCAAATTTCTATTTTGATGGTGATTTGTCAACCACTGTTAATTGCAACTCATGCCACCCTTTAGTATTCCAGCACTCAACGGCACCAGACAAGCAGCAATTAGCTACTGGCAACCGCTCACCACACTTACCGCAACACCGCTTTGATAACTCCGCAATCTCACGCTTAAGCCGTGCATCATCGTTACGAATGAGCATTTGAATGTATTCCAATTCGTCGTACGGTTCACGCCCCGGTCTACGCAATGCACAATTACGCTTAATCATTTCGTGCTCTTCGGCTTCAACCTGCCACTGCGGAGTTACAAGGCCAGCATCCCGCTGGCGTTTACGTTGCGCTGCTTTGCGCTCTGCTGGTGATTTAGCCATTGAATGCCATCCCGATTACAGTTACAACAACACACCAGAGCACGACGAATATTAAGTAAGCTTTTAACATGGCTCTATCTCCGATTCGCTGAACCATTCACCATAATCGCTATTATCAATACAGAAATATTTGTATGGTTCTTCGTTGATAATATCCACAGTCAGCACATCGCCGACACTAAACTTAGATATTCCATTGCTTGAATTTAAACGTTTAATTTTAACTTTATCGCCAATCTTCATATTTACCTCGCGTGACATGTCACGATTGCTTGTTTTGTTGAATTAACGGAATATCGAAACCAACGTGATTACCGCCCGTTAACTGCTCAAATTCTTTTTTAACCGCACTGATTACCTCACCATCACTATCCATGAATGCCACAGGATTCTGTTGAGTGAATGCTAGGTTTTCACGAACAACATCATCAAGGTACGTACAAATCGCATACACTTCTTGCGATGAGATATTTTCAGGCGATACAGATCCGTCAAGAATGTCGTAGCACAACCTGATTGCGTCGATATCTGCCATGGTTATTTACCTGTTGCCTTTGCGATAGCCCGTTCAGCCTGATATAGCGCCTCTTCCATTGGGTTTAAGGACTCTTCTTTTGACTCAATACCAACCGCATAGAATTGATTTACCATACGCTGCATCGCATAAAGCAAGTCATGAGCCGCATTCTCTACTGAGTTATCAGGTACTTCACTATCAGTAACGCATAACTTAACCGACAAGATCCGACCGCTATTCAAAACGAACGTAAGCACACGAGGTTGATTAAATAAGTGCTCCGCTACAGCTCGCAGCGCATCACCTGTAATGTCTTTCTTTACGCCTAGCACCTTGCCAGTTTCATTGCAGACACTTCCGTAAAAAATCTTATTAGTGATTGGTGCGCACCATACACGCCTAGTTGCTGTTCTGTTGCTCATTGAATTACCCTCAAAATAACGAAACTTGTTTAACTACCGTTTTCCCACGGCGCTTAGGTTTTACCTTTGTGTTACCGCCGTACTTATCCATCCAAACTTTTGCTACATGGAAACAATCATCAAACATGGCACCGCGCTTACTTGCTTGTGAGCATCTGCGGTAATGTGCGATGCCTTCATCAGCGGCAAGTTGTAATGCCCCCCTGATAACCAAGCTTTTGGAGTTCCTGAATGATGTTCTTTCTAATAAAATCTTCTGGACTCATAAGGACTTACCTCATTCATTCAACGATTCATTAATCCGCTCACAAACTTACCCACTGGTAATAAGTTCATGAATTGTCGATTATTCCGGTAACCTTACCGTTATCATTCCAGTGGTTCCCCACAACTTAGAAACTCGCCCATCCCATATACGCGAATCATCGTCAAAGATGGCGTCTAGTAACGCTTTCTCGAAATTATCCTTATCAGGTCGCTGCTGGTGTGGCTGTCCATTCATGGCAGCTCGTTTTTTCTTGCTCCACGATTGCGGCATAGGTACTGTAAAAATGACGTGATAACCGCACTCAGGAAGAGTTATCCCACGAAGCCTAACTTCATCTTTAAACGCCCAGTAGCGTGCTGTTTCAGGCCGTTTTTTCCATTTGTCGCTTTTTGTCATGCGCGGCTTAGGTACGGGTGCAATTGGATATTCAAGGGTTTTCATACAATCACGCCCTCTTTGCGTAAGCGCTCACGAACACCAGATAAAATGCGATTAAGCCATAACTGCTGCCTTGCGCACTCACCGACTTGTTTAAAGCCTTGATGCGCTATACGTGCCTTTCTGCGTATGTTTTTATCAACCTTGAAATCAAGCCTGCTCAACTGAGTAACCTGACGACGCCTTGAATCAATCTGCTCTGCAAGCCCTATTTCATAGTCATTTTTTAGCTTGTACTCCGCACTGCAAGTTGCCCCATCGCCTGATTTTATTTTTGAAACAACACTAAATCGCTCTAATTGCGTCAGAGCGAAATACACAGTGTTGTATCTCGCCTTGATACCTTTGCTCTCAATGGCTAGCATCAAATCTTTTACAGTCATGCTCTGACCGTTTTTAAGCACTTCAACGACATGATCCTGAAATAACATAACCACTACCTCGAATTCGATTAACCCATACGGTTAATATAAACAATTTGTTTATCTTTTCAACCATAAAAAATCAGTAAGAATTGATTTTCTTACCACCCTTTAAAACGCTCTGTAACGCTCTACATTTGATTTTCACATTCAACCTATGTGATTTATCATCCTGTATATCAAAAACGCCTGTATGTTAATCCTGCTTACGATTTTGATGACCTTTGAATCTTATTGTCTCCGTTGTTTACTTTTTCCAATCATATCCATCCAAGCAGGACGAGGTTTTGATTTATCAGCAAGCCTTAGAGTTGGCTTTGGTATTTTTCCACCAGCGGCTACCTTCTCAGACCATTCAAGCAATGATTTCTTCAAGGCCCTTTCAACTTCTAGCTCGGTCATGCGTAGATCAATCATCTTTCTGCGCGTATCTGTAAATATCCAATACTGAACATGATGGCGGTATGGGTACATTTCAGCGCTGTCATACATGCCACGATCACGACAATAGCGTTTCCAGTCAGTAAGCATCACATCAAATGAGATACCAAACGGGTTACACTTGGCTGCTTCATCAGATAACGCGACAATCACATCTGATAGTTCAGGTGGCCATGGATTGCCATTCATGCAGCGGTCGATACAGACTTTAAACAGTACGTCCAGTTGCTGGTCACTCAATGCGCTTAGCGCTTGTTTCCACATCAATGACGGTTCCGCTCCATTCTTGTTGGTCCATTTGTCCCCATACAGCTCCGTCAGTTTGAGCCAAAGAGTCGAGATATTCCTGTCCGTACCTTGCCCTGATTGCGTGTTCGACTTTCTGAACTGCTCTCGACTTCCCCGCAGCTGGATCAAATTTGAATTCACCTGCCCCATTTTTCACCACCTTTTCATTTTTCAATCGACTGCGCTTCAGACCTTTAGCAAGGGCTAGTTCCCATTGCTCATGTGTTTTGGCTTTTCCCTCTGCCCCCCAGTAGGTTATAAACTCGGCTAGCTCATGAGGCTGTAACGGCTCTTTGAGTATCGTTCCCCAGTACGCGGCCTTTTGCGTAAAATCCTGATCAGGTTCCCAACCGTGATACATCACAAATTTGTCATTCACACCAAAACCACCAGCTGGAACACGACCGTTCAAGATAGAATTATTGGCATTCGGATCAGATTGAAAATTATCATCGCGCGTATTAGAGAGAGGTTTTATATTTCCTTTCCCTTCCTTTCCTAAAGGTAGCCCTCCGGTATCACTACCGTAGTTTTCCGGTAGTAGGTTTAGTTCTTTGATTTTACTGGGAGTTTTCTTATTAACGACCTGATGTTTTGTGAAATTATTTATCAGTCCATAACGCTTGCCATCTTGAGCAGAAAATAAGCTAATATAACCACAGTTGGAAAGCTCCTGTAGTAGTACCGGAATACTACCGGAGGTCTCCCGTATAGGAAAAACAGCGGCTTTAATGAGTTTTGGATTAGCATTGAAATATCCTTCATCATCTGCATAATTTAATAAACCAATCGCCAGTAAACATGCCGCCTCAGAAATGTCAGCCATGTCCTCATCAGTCCAAAAAGTCGGCTTAATGGTTCTTATGCGAGCCATATCAACCCCCTGAACTGTTTTCATGTGTAAAAGTCTCTACAGTTTCTCTAAATTGAGTCCATGAACGAACTGTTTTAGCTAGCTCTTCCAAGTCATCAATTTCAAGCCCACTATCAACCCAATCCTTTAGTAGCCCCATGACTACATTTTCATTTACATGTACGCGATTTCTTAGTATTCCTCTTACGTAATAAAGCCTTGCATATTCAGGAGTGTTTCTTCTCATCGATGCTATTCTTGGTATATAAGAGAAAAACTCACTAGCGCTATCCGCTGTAATTTCAACATCTAACTTTTGCTCCGCTGATAAATCTGCTGCGGTTATAATTTCTTCTGCTGTATACTTTGATAGCCACTTCTTAACAGTTTTCTTTCCACTTTCAGTTATTGCTTTACCGGGTATCAGTTCTTCAATTTTTTGGATAACAATTAATTCCTGCTCTTCCGTAAATTTGATTAACTCATCACGCCAAGCAAGCATCATTAGTAGTTGCTCTCGCTTATCACTAACTTCTTTTACTTGCGACAACTGTTTAGTAATGAGTGAATCATCACTTATTAATCTGTCTCTTTTTCCTTGGTTGCAATCAAAGCAGGAAGTTATCAAATTCATCATGTTGTTATCACCACCAGCACTGACTGGAATAATATGATCAACATTGAGCACTACCTTTGGAGCAGAATCACCACAGTATTGACAGGTAAACCCATCACGTTTAAAAACCTCAAAGCGTATTTTCTTTGTTAGGCCAATTCGTTTTTTACTCATTGACACGCCCTCATTTCTCTTGCCTGCTTGAGAATGCTATTAACACTTTCACGGTAATTTGCAGCATGCTTAGCAGCACATTCAACACAAACACCATTACTTACAAATCGCTCCGCAACATGACCATGCACACAGGCTTTACCCGTATAAAAGCGAGACAGTCCATTAGTTGCTGCTTCTTTTCTACTAATAACTTTCATTGAAAACCTCTATTACAGTTATGTGTGCAGTAAGATTATACATTATCAAAAAATAAATCAACCATAAAAGATCTATTGTTTATCACACCAATCAAAAAAAGACCGCTTTCGCGGCCTGGTGTGATTTACTTCATAAATTTGTCTGCTATTTGGTCTAACGTTAGCTCTATACCGAATGAGTTAAGAGCTTTCTGTAACCGCTTAGCTGTCTGTAATGACACGCTACGACTGCAATAGCGTAGATGAATAGAAATATACTGAACGGTCAGGTTTGCGCTGTCTGCAAATTGCTGGCGCTCACGTTTAGATAGACCATTCCAGAATGTTTTGAAGTCTGTAAATGCCATATTAACCACCTAAAAAGATAAACATCAATCAAGATTTGAAATAATGATAAACAAATTGGGAATTTACCTCAAAGGTTAATTTGATATTTAATAGATAAACAGAATAAACAATATCGAACAAAATAAACGCAAGGGAAAAATACAGTGAAAAGCATTCAGGATATCAGAAGAGACAACCTTGTCTTTGTGATAGAAAAGCATTACGAAGGGAAACAAAAGAGCCTAGCGGCAGCGCTTGGTTGTGCTCCTAATGTTATTTCTCGTTATTTAATGTCATCTGACATGAAAAGCCATCGTTCGCTTAGCGATCCTATTGCCAGAAAGATTGAGCACCTTACCAAGCTACCTAAGTATTACATGGACAAGGATCACTTGAATGTCCCTGCTGAACAGATTGCGGATGAATTAGCCCGCCAGCCAACGGACATTGGGCGCATACTTGGTGATAACATCACAACATTCATGCTAATTGATGGTTTTAAATCACAGGCCCAGTTATCAGTTAAATCCGGTTTAGGCCAAGCCACTGTAAACCGTATTATTAAGAATGAGTCCAGTGCTACTGTTGATAGCGTTGCTGCTATTGCGGAAGCCTTAGGCCGTAAGCCATACGAATTACTCATGTCTAAAGATGATTCAGATGTTCTTCATTACGATCATAAAAAATTTGCAGCATTGCCCGATAATGAAAAAGAAAAGATACAAGACTTTATTGAGTTCATCATTAGTAAAAACGAAAAGTAAAACAAAGCATTACATTTACAGCCAGCTTCGAGCTGGCTTTTTTATTTACAGAAAAGATAAACAATTTGTTTATTTATTTGTTTTTAACAGTTGACAACTGTCTTTTATGGTTTATTCTTTATCTCATATTAACCCACAAGGTTAACGCTCTTTAACAATACAGAATGGCTATCACACTCCTAAATTCTGTGAGCCGCAGAATGTCTTAGCTAACCCGTAGATTCGGAATGCAAGATTTGGACAGTGATAATATTAATCAATCTAGCTGTTTTAGCTGGATTTTTTTCACGCCACAAACATAAACAATTTGTTTATCAAAGGTGATTGAAATGATGTTTTTTATCGAAAATGGTTTTCATGTATTTATCGTACGTGGAAAAAGACAAGAGTTCATAAACTTTAAAGATGGTATCGAGTGGGCTTTCGTCACTTGGATAGCAATTCAAACCGACAAGGAATTTTCTAATGAGCAATCAAGAACAAGAGCAATTTGAACAACGCAAGTTAAGCAATATTGTTAGCGCAATCTTAATGGCAAATAACATTAACACGCCTGAAAACATTGATAAGCTAACAAAACACTTAAACAAAACAGCAACTAGCGAAGAGTTTGAGCAGTTCGAAAAAGTAGCTTTTGAGTTAAGCATTACTACTGCGTCAACGCCAAAGTTGATGAGCTTACATGACAACGACATCATCAATGCTTATGTGCATATCATTAATAACCCTAATGAATTTAAGTCTAATGCAGAACGTAAAAAACACTTCAAATCTTTGTTTTCTCATGACAAAGAGGAAGTAATCGACCCCACTAAACCTGATGTGATTATTCACGACAACGAAGATAAACAAATTGGTGATGCAGAGCCGGAAATTATTGAAGAATGCCCAACAAATGAACCGCATTACTTTGAACCAGGGCGTTATACCGATATTTCAAATGATGATTACCATTCATCAAATGGCATTAGCAGCACAATGCTTAAAGATGCTCGCATAAGCCTGATGTACTACGAACGTCGACACATCAGTAAAGTTATTCAGCGTGAACGCTCAGAAGCCTTAGACTTCGGTAGCTTATTTCATACCTTAGTTTTAGAGCCGGAGAAGGTTGAAAATGAATTTAGCCTAGCGCCAACCATTCCCGCGGGTGCTTTCACTAATACGGACTCAATTAAGACCTTTATCCGTGAATATAACGCTGACAAACCAAAGGCCGAGCAACTTAAGTTAACAGGTAAAAAAGAAGAGTTAGCCGCTTCCGTTAAAGCCGTTAAGCCTGATGCAGTGTTTGAAGATGACATTATGCAAGAATGGCAAGCTGATGAATCGCCCATTCGTATTACAGCAGATCAGCTCCGTTTAGGTAAAGCAATGCAGCAAGCCGTGTTTGACCATCCAGAGGCTGGGAAGCTTGTAACTCATCCTAACCGTGCAGTTGAAGTTAGTTATTACGGTATCGACGATGATACAGGCTTAGAGGTTCGCGTACGTCCTGACTTAGAGATCCAGTATGACGAAAACCTAAGAGTTGGTTTTGACCTTAAGTCAGCTTCATTAGGTCGATACAAGCAGGATGCTATCACCGCAATGATCCGCAAGGAAATCATTAACCGTGATTATCATGTCAGCGCTGCCATGTACTGCGATATAGCCATGCTAGACCAGTTCTTCTGGATATTCGTCAACAAAGACGAAAATTACCACTGGGTTGCAATCGTCGAAGCTTCACCAGAGTTATTAGAACTTGGTCGCTTAGAGTACAAAAAGACACTGCGCGATATCAATAACTCAATGAATACTGGCGTATGGCCTGCCCCAGTAACCGAAACGCTCACCATTAATCTTACTGACTTTGAAACACGCAAGTTAGAAGAACTTCAATTAGAAGAAGCTTAATCAATTCTAGCGCCATGCAGTAGGCAGGGCGCTTATCAATTTAGAGGTAATCATCATGTCAGAAGTGGCTTTAATGAATAACAACGCACTCTTATTTAGTCCTGATTCAATGAGTAGTGTTATGCGCTTCGCTGAACTAATGGCATCAGGTAAAGCCACAGTTCCAGAGCACTTACAAAATAATCCATCAGATTGCTTAGCAATTACCATGCAGGCGGCACAGTGGAACATGAACCCATTTGCTGTAGCCCAAAAAACCCACATCATTAACGGTACGCTTGGCTATGAGGCCCAATTAGTTAATGCTTTGGTATCTAGTTCAAAAGCAATTCAAGGTCGTTTTCATTACGAATATAGCGAAAATGGATGGGATAAAGTAACTAAAAGCAAAGAAGTGAAAGAAACAAAAACGGGTCGCAATGGTTCTTATGACATCATGAAAAGAGTTCGTGATTGGACCGATGCAGACGAGCAAGGATTATGGATCCGTGTCGGTGCAATTTTACGTGGTGAAAATGAAATTACATGGGGTGAGAAAATTTACTTATCCAGCATTGTAACTCGTAACTCACCTCTTTGGGTTACAAATCCCAAACAGCAAATGGCGTACCTTGCAGTTAAATATTGGGCTCGACTGTATTGCCCTGAAGTTATTTTAGGTATCTATACACCTGATGAACTGGACGATAGACCAGTCAAAGATGTTACACCACCAAAAGAACGTGTAAGCCTCAATGAAATTACTCAGCAAAATGAGCCAGAGCAGCATCAAGAAGCCACCAGCGGCGACAACGGTGTAATCACAGGTGAAATTGTTGATGATGGTTTTAACCCCGATGAAATACGCCTAGCAATCAACAATGCGATAACGCTTGATGAATGCAAAGCTGTTCGTGTACGAATTGAAGACTTGAAAGGCGTGATGGGTACAGCTTTATATACCGAGCTAAAAAATAAATGCGTTCAAGCACATCACAGAATCGATGCAAATAACAACCTTGAAGCACAAATTAACAGCCTGCCTGCTGGTGGCTCACCAGAAGCTAAAGCAGCTTTCGAAAAGGTTGTTCAATTTCTCAATGCCAACAAGCGCAAGCTTGGCGATGAGCTGTTCGATTCATTCAGCCTGACGCTGAACGACATGAAAGACGAATACCAATAATAAACTTGTGGTGGGGTTCGCCCCACCTTAGGGGAAATTATGAATTTAGAAGAATTAGGCGCATTGGGAAAAGTTATTTCATCTTCCCAAGTGCAAAAAATAACGGGCCTTGGTCGCACTGTATTGGATAAGTTAAACGCAGAAGGCGTATTAACAAAGATTTATTTTAGCGACCGAAAATATGTTTACCGCCTTGATCAAGTCAATGCTTATGTTACCTCTTGCATGAATAACCCAACAAAAGCAAAAGGTGAATCCTCCGCTGATAAAGCAAGAAAAGCCCTTGAGGCTAAAAAGGCCAAGCAATAACCCCTTCTCTATGTGATTTAACCAAAGGAGAAATACTATGTCTTGGTGCGATGTAGAACTACTAAATGACGATGAAGTATTTATAGGCGGCAATACTGTTTACTGTTGTGAGCAATGCTTCATCGACAGTCAATAACTAAAGGATATAACTATGAGTACACCAAATAAATTGCAAAATTTTATTTATTACCTAACGAAAGATGCTGCCCGCGATTCATTTGAAGATTGGTTAGAAGAAAATGAAATTAGCGATGATGAATACGACGAAATAAAAGAATGGTTTAGACAATTCGATATTAAGCCATACGTTTAATTACATGGAATATTGCAAGGATGCAAACAGGAGATAGATATGACAAGTAAACTAAAAACAGAAATAAAAGGCATTATGGATAGAGCTGCGATGGGTAATGCCACCGTCTGTATATTAAATCGCTTCGCCAGTACTGTTCAGGTAGCTGCGTTTTTAATTAGTAAAGGGAAAGTAAAAGAAGCTAATGACTGGCTATGTGGGGCTTTGGAATGGGATTCTGAGGTTGATATTTTTGGCGACCTAAAAGATAGCGACGGTAATTCAGAAGATATTCAAACTTGGTTCGATAAGCAGATGGAAGGCGAAATCAGCTTTACAGAAGCAATTGAATTAATCCGCAAACATTACCCAGAACTCGAAAAGCTACGAACAGCTTAATTTAACTCGCAGGGATGCAATGAAAGTGAAGACACATATGTATGAATTCAGTCTTTTGGGTGTGGATTAGTCACATGGATGTGAGTATGATTCCTACTTTAATTTTTGTTAAGGAGAATGTAAATGAGCGAAATATCACACTTAGCTACTGATAAAGATATTGTAACGATGGGGACTGCAATTATAGGAGCTATTTGTTTGGTAATTGGTGGTGCCATTGGATTTTTTACTAAGTATTTTTATGAAAATAAAAAAATTAATGAAAGTAAAAAATCCCTTCGCCAACAAATGATAACAAATAATATTGCTCCGATGAGGCAGGCTTGGATTAATGATTTAAGATCATCCGTAGCTGGATATCTTTCTGACGTCTATTTTATTTATGTATATGAATCATCCAGTGAAGGTGATGGCAAAAAAGAGCTTAAAAATGAATGGATGAAGCGTAACATATCTTTCTTGGAGAAATATAATTACATATATTTATTACTTCCATTTTCAAGAGAGAATAAAAAAGAAGAAAAAGCTGAATCATTAAGAGCAAGCTTATTAAAATTAAATGAGATGATTAGTAATAGTAAAAAAACGTTGGAATCTGACATTTATAATGAAATCAAAAATGCCAGAGAATTAACAAAACTACTACTAAAAGAAGAATGGGATGAAACACAATCACTAAAAGAAATAAAATAAATACCCCCTGCACTAGCAGGGTTTTTTATATCTAAAATTCAGGAGGTACATTGAAAAAATATGAGCTTATTTATTGCGATCCCCCTTGGCAATACAGCAATAAAGTTTCCAACGGTGCCGCAAACAATCACTACCAAACCACCAGCCTTTTTGATTTAAAACACCTTCCAATTCATACAATCGCCGCCGAAAACTCAGTCCTTGCCATGTGGTACACAGGCAATTTTGTGCAAGAAGCATTTGAGTTAGCCAAAGCGTGGGGTTTTACGGTTCGCACATCAAAAGCGTTCACATGGGTTAAGTTCAATTCACTGGCTCACGAACGCTTTGATAAAGCCCTACAAAATGGCACTCTGTTTGATTGGCATGATCTACTTGATTTACTCAACTCAGAAACCAGAATGAATGGTGGCAACTACACCAGAGCCAATAGTGAGGATGTGTTAATAGCGACTCGCGGCAGCGGCTTAGAGCGCATGAGCGCCAGCGTTAAGCAAATCGTATTTAGTTGCTTAGGTGAGCACAGTCAAAAGCCATGGGAGGTTAAAAACAGACTTGAGCAGTTATACGGTGACGTTAATCGCATAGAATTATTTGCGCGTGACATGTCACAAGGTTGGGATGCTTGGGGCAATGAATGCCCGAATAACAGTATTGAACTTACCGGCCCACAATTTATAACCAAGGAGGCGACCATTGATTGAGTTCATTTTGATAGCATACGCATGGATTGCAGGATATATTTTCTCTGCAATCGGTACTGAAAATGATAGTCGCCCTGTAATTATAGAGCGGCTTTTTTATTCCGTATTTTGGCTGGTGGTTGGCGCATCGATGCTATCAACTTTACTGGCAACAAAAGTTTTAGGCTCAGAAAAATAAACCTCTTAAATTTTACCCTTCTCTTTTTCTATCCAGCTATCCACCATATTAGCCCACTGTTGTAACATATCGCGGCGCTGCTCTGCATACTCTGCTTTATTATAAACAGCACGTACGCCTTTTTGTTCGTGGGCTAAACACTTCTCTATCCAGTCAGAATTGAAGCCAGCTTCATGTAACAGTGTGCTGGCTGTTCTTCTTAGGTCATGAACAGTGACCGGCTCAAACTCAATTCCTTTATTGTTAATACGCTTAACAACACCGTCAATTACATTATTTAACGCAGCATTCGAAAGTGGTTTGCTTATATCATATCGACCAGGAATTAAATAATTGCTACCCATTGCACAGGCCTTAAATCCGACTAGCATGTCATAGGCTTGTTCGGATAAATAGATTACGTGCGCCCTTCTTCTCTTCATTCTTGTTTTAGGTATGATCCAGCATCTCTCATCAAAATCAATTTCATCCCAAGTCGCTTTTATAAACTCACTTTTCCTAACCAAAGTTAACAGCACGAACTTAACCGCTAATTTCAAGGTTGGATAGCAGCTATAATTTTCTAGTTCATTAAAGAATATACCAACTTCTTTAGCTGTCATTGCCCTATCGCGCGCCTCAAAAGTAGCGATTGAAGAAGCTTTGATACTGCTAACAGGGTTTTCTATCTCATAACCACGATCAATAACATAGTCGAACACAGAGCCAACAATTTCACGTATCTGTAAAGCTGTAGAATTACCGCCACGCTCTTTTATCTTTTCACATAAGGCCCTAACCTTTTGTGTCGTAATTTCTTCTAGCTGTAGTTTACCCAGAGTTGGGTATAGATCCCTTTCGACAATAGCAGTCTTCATATCTAGCGTGCTGTCTGCGAAACGGGTTTCTGATAGGTATTTGACGGTATAGTCTTTTAAGGTTAACCCTACTTTTCGCTTTGTAATACCGTCTCGCTTCTGTGAAGCTGGTGATACGCCTGCGTTCAGCGTCTTTTTGGCATCGATTAGCATTTCTCTTGCTTCTGCTAGTGTAATACCGTCATCACTGTAACGTCCAAAAGTTATCGTTTCTCTACGCCCGTTAAAGCGGTAATCATATCTAAATGATATAGCGCCAGTTTTTGTGACGGCAACATATAAACCGTCACGGTCAGCCACCTTATATAGCTTATCTTCTGGCTTTAAGCTCTTTAATTTTTTATCTGTTAACAC